ATGGATCTTGAAGATATCCAGAAAAAGGCTGATGCCGACTTGAAAGACATCCGCTGGGAAATCGCAACCTATGATGCCGACGAATACGAGGAGTGCGGAGATGCCGCAACTGAACTCGCGAGTGTCGAGAAGTGGGAATCCGAAATTGCCAGCGAATACCTCGAGATGTACGCAGAGTGATTCGTCGAAGTTGATGTGATGATTTCGAGACCATTTTCGTGACCTCACGAAAATGGTCTCGTTACCGCCACAAAAGATTGAGAAAATAGGAGATAGAAAGTATGGAAGAAAAACCCAAGCGCAAAACCCGCACATCGGCACAGGTCAGAGATCGCTATAACAACAAAGTCTATACACAATTAAATATCAGAGTGCCAAAAGAAACCGCCGCCAAATTTAAGTTAAGGTGCGACGAGCGAGGCATCTCGCAGGCTCAGATTTTTAAAAAAGCGATTGATGATTTTTTGAACGAGCAATAACACACAACGGCTCCGCCTTGCTGCGGGGCTGTTTATTTTAAAAAAATTTTAGCAACTTAAAAAAAGTGTTGACATAATGCTAGCATTATGGTATAATTAAGACAATGAAAGAGCAGAAAGCTCTGAAAGAAAGGATAAAAGAAAATGAAAATCATCAACACCAACACCAACGAAACCGTCTACGAGATCATCACCAACCGCAGCTTTACACTTGACGAAGCCATCGCTTTCGCGGGCGAGTACAGCAACGACGCCGCAATCAACGGCGAGCCGGAAGTAACAATTGACGGCAAGCAGTACTACTACGACGAGCTCGCGCTTGTCGACTAATCCAAAAAAAACAAAACGACCGGGCAAGAGATTTCTCCCCTGCCCGGTCATTTTTTAGTCCTAAGTTAGTTGCAAGTTACCCGCAAGTTACAAGCAAGTTGGTTTTAAAACGCACGAAAAACGCACGAAAAACGCACGAAAGTTAAATCATGCCGAAAAGCTTGAGTATCTGCACGGTAGCCCACGCTCCCAAAAGCCCCAGCTGATTAAGCAGATTAAAAAGAATCGCAGTTATCATTTTGTAGCCTCCTCTGTGACATCATCAAATCCGTAGTCTTTACGGAACGCTTCATTGAATTTGCTCACCGTGGCTTCTATCAGCATTTTCAACTCAAGGTCGGTAATCGTTATTCCCTTTTCATTCAGCATTTCAACGATTGCCTCTGCAGCCTTATCGTATTTCTCTTGACCGTGAAGATCTTTGTAGAGCTGCTCGATAGCTTCGACGCAGGTCTTGGCAACTGCTTTCTTCGTCTTGTCGTCAAAATACTTCTGAAAGAGCTTCTTCGCGCATACGCCGAGGTATGATGCTATAGCTGTCAGAATGGTGCAAAGGATGCCCATTCCGCAGCTGTCCCAAAATGCTTTTATGTATTCCATGTGCTTGTCCTCCTTATTTAAGCAGCTGATTTACTTTCTTCTGAACTTCGGCAGGATTATAGCCCGCCGCTTTGAGTCTGATTTTTCGAATCGCGCCATTGCCCCACTTACCGGCGATAACTTCGCGGGCAACGGTGTCAACGGATTTTTTAGCCGGCTTTTTCTGACTGTAAACGATTTCATTTACACGCTTCTGAACCTCGTTCGTGTCATACCCGGCATTGCGCAGGCGCGTCATACGGTCGGCACCGTTGCCCCACTGACCGTTGATTACTTCGTGAGCGACCTCATCGACGGATTTCTTTGTGCCCTGAGGCTTCGTCTGTGCCGCGTCAGCGACATATTTGACATACGGCAGCTTACCATGCTTAGACCAGTTGCGGCGATTGTAACCGGGTTTGTCGCAATTGCAGGCGGTTATCTGCACGCAGTTCTTCCAGCGCGGCGTACACTCGACTGCAAGCCCTGACCCTATGTACACGCCGATATGCCCCGGAGACCACAGGGCTTCTCCGATTTCGATTTTGTTGAAGTTTGTACTGATGCCTGTACACTTCTGGATCATCGTATCCGCATTGATATCCGGCACACCGTTCGAAGCGTACTTCGCGCCGCCGTAGGGTTTGGACTTATCGCCCGTCCAACCCCAAAGCACGCCCTTTATAAGGCAGACGCAATCAAAACCGAAGGTGTCAGCTGATGCCGCTTTTATCATCTTCTGTCTGCTCGGATCTCTGTTGTAGTCGTTATTGTTGCAATAACGCTGTTTGTTGGATGCCGTAAGCGGTGCGCCGAAGCAGCCGTTCACATAAAGCGTCTTGTAGTGCAGCGCGATATCTTTCACCTTCGCTGCGAGTTCTTTGTTCGTCATGATAAATAACCTCCTTATTTTTTATAAAGCTGCTGTTCGATCGTATCGATCCTGTGGTGCGCCTGTTTGGCGGACGATTCGACAGAACTCAGCCGTTCGACCACCTTTCCTATCTGGTCATCTTGCTTTTCCTGCTTTCTTTTGATGTCGTCAACTCCGCTTTTGATGTAGCCAAGCTCCGTTAAAACGACACCATCTTTTTTGCCCTCATCTTTGTTATCGCTCCTACCGTTCCGCTTATAGGCGATATAGCCAAAGATTATTGCGCATATAGTCCCGCACGCACTAAGAATCGTCAAGAAGATGTTTACACCGCTCATGTAGTCACCTCCTCGAAGTAAATGCCCACAAGCTGCGACGGGAGATACTGCAAAATAGTACCTTGACCGTTGCTGTCGTCGCGTATGCACTTGTATGTTTTGCCGGCGTCGGAGTAGTATAGGTCTTTGTAGTACCTCATGCCTGCCGCCGCTGTGATGGGGTTGTCGATTGTGCCGTCCTCGCCGACCGTGATGGGCTCCCAGTGCGCGGCGACATTTTCCGGCAACCATGTCGGATTGGCCGATATAGCGTTATAGCACTTATACAACCCACTCGGTCTGCGGACTATACTGCCGACGGCATAATCGACATACCCGCTCCAAAGCGGATAAAGCTCGGCATACTCCAAAGCCTCCGCGTCCGTCGTGACCTTTGTCAAAACGCCGTCTATCTTGGCGCGATATGCTTTTGCTTCGGCTCGCGTCATGTGTCTGCACCTCCTGTGATAATTTCCAGCGCTTCCGAATCGGTGATTTGCTCTTCCGGCGCGTCAATTTCCGCCCAGTTTTCGGCGCTGTCGTTTACACCAAGATAAACCGTTACCGCCGTTATATCGCCCTTTTGCAAGACCTTTCCGTCTGCCGCCGTGATACAGTTGCCATTAATCGTCATGATGTCACCACCGTCCATCCTTTGTTTGTCGCCACTGCAAGCGTGGCTTCCGGGATTCCTGCCGCTACGGCGGGTGTGCTTTTAAGCGTGATTGTCCGTGCCGTTTCCGATGTGGATATATCCGGCAAGGTATTAAAAAATGCAAGAACCGCATCGGATTCAAGTGCTGTTCCAGTGAGATTGAGATTAGCGGGAAAACTTGTCATAGTATCACAATTTGTAAATAGCAATTTGCGCAGCGAGCAGCATGTGTTTAAATATGGGTCGTTCGCTTTTATCCACCCGCTTATATCAAGAGTAAGTTCCATAAGTGAAAAGCAATTAAAAAATTCGTTATAAGCAACGTTTATTTTCTTAAAAGTTCCCAAAATTTTAATAAGTGCAGGATTATTAGCTGCACTATCACCTGTCATTACTCCACCCGCATGCTGTACATACATTAGAGTTCGTATACACATTGGATACCCAACTGCACCTGCACCAATTGCATAGTAGTACAAACAGCCTCTCTGGTTTGACTGCTGCACGAAGCACGCATATCCTTCTCCCATGGTCTCCTTGTGAATGATGATATCTCGTATTCCTCTGTTTTCTACACCGCCATTTGAACTTCCACCGAAAGCAATGCGATTCAAACCACTTGTTGTCTGAAATTGTACAACAATTTGTTTCGTGCCATCGCTCATCGCCGTATCATAGTCGGCATAATCAAAAGTTCGTGATATCCCTTTCCAGCCATAATATTGCCCCTGCATACTAACGACATCATCATTCTCAAACGGTATAAATTCTCCGTTAGAAACAACCCCAGCTGTTATAGTAGCGATACCAGCCGTTCTAAACTGTAATGATATCGTGTTTGTTCCATAAGGGAAAAGCTCAAATAAGAAATATGCAGTATTGTCTTCCACTTTATCATAGTCAGGCAACCTTAGCCATTCGGCGGGGCGAGTACCTTGGTACACTTCCCGTGTATCAGACTGCGGCACAGAAGAGCCGCCTGTTATAGCGTCAACCGCGTCGCCAAAGCCTTTGGCTGAATCCCATGTCATCTGATTAGTATCGCCTGTCTTGACACGAATGCGGTTAGCAGTATAAGACATGGCTGCGTCAAGTTGGATAGAGTCAACTACTTTATCAAAAGCCATTAATAACTACCTCCTGTCCACTTCGGCATGGCGGCAAGTGTGTCGTTGACTATTTCTGCCTTGTCCGCCGAAGTCCAGTAGTCGGTACCCTTGACAGGCGTTTTGCCGTCCGCGCCCTTTGCGCCCTTATCACCCTTGTCACCTTTATCACCTTTGAGCCCGACATCAGAGCCGTTATATCGGAGCTTGCCGTCAACCGCTGATATCAGATCAAGGATAGACTTGTTATCGTGCTCGTGGGCTTTCTCAACCGCAGGATAGACCATATAGTTAAGAATATACTGTAAACTCTGCGACTGCGCAGAAGCGTCGGCAGATATTTTGGCTTTAATGGTGCTTGCCTCAAGGTAGTCTATCGAAATATCCCACGTGTCTGTACTGTCCGCGTATATGTAAATGTTCGCCCCAGCAAATATTGAAAATTCATAATCGGTTTCTGTAGCCAATATAAGAGGAATTAAATACACCGTATCCTCGCCTGTAATTGTACAAACCGCTAAAATTTGTTTGCCCGCCTTGTAAGCCTCATCTATTTGTGTATAGGTTTTATCGTGGGAGGTAATCGTATATTCCGCCCCGCCTTGAACCTGCACGTTAACCACAAAAAATTCGGTTCCCGTTGAACCTCCACCGCCTAAAGCCTCGCCGTCATAGGTCGGCTTGCCGTCTTTTGACTCGGCAAACTTATCAAGCACGGACTTGTTGTCATGGCTATGTCGCGCGGCGGTGTTAAGCGCGATTTCTGCGGCAAGGCTGTGACTCAGCCGCTCCGTGCCGTCCGGGATTGACACCTTTGCCGAGCCTGTTATCATCGGCGCATAGCCGACTATCTCGCCGTCCGCAAAGGCAACCAGCTGTGCCGCCATGTTGCCGGGTTCAGGCACGATGTCGCTTGTGATTTTGACAGTCACATAGCCGTCGACGGGCGTAAGTGTCTCCGTCTGCAAATACTCACCGACCGTGGACTCAAAATACACACGATAGCTGTCCGCGCCTTCGAGCTCTTCGGGCACCGGCAGAGCGAGCAAAGTAAAGTTATTTTCCGCGCGATAGCCGACATCATACCCGCGTGGGCGGGCATAATCAACCGTTATCGTTCTTGTCTGCATCTTTTTCGGCCTCCCCGTTCTCGCCCTCTGTGGGCGGTTTTTCGAGTTCTGAAAGCATATCGGACAACAGCTCAATTTTGCCAAGCTGTTTAATAAGCTCCGCTCGGACATATTCAAGACGGCTTGTCAGCTGTTTTGTTTCCTGCTCAAGCTGTTGTGCGGTCTCTTGAGTTGTGCCGAGTCTTTTTTCAAGTTCGGTTTTTGTCATATCGGGTTTACCTCCTTATGGTGTTCATGCCAGCTGTTTTGCTTTGTTGCCTCCAAACTGTACCCAAACGCCAGTCGAATCAACAAATATTTTCGCGCTGTATGTCATGCCTGCAATTTTCAGCGTTGCACCGTCCCAATTAGTACCGGACGGGTACACATCAAGGCGAGCAACTATTTTGTCATTGGAGTTTCTTACCTCGATTGCACCGGACGGCGTCGAGGTTGCGGGAATCCCAATTCCAAAGTCCGCACGGCATACATCCACATTGCTTCCCGTTGCTATGTTTCGATAGTGCGTAAGCCCTGCAAATACGTTATTCCTAAAATGATTCGACACAAGTGTTCCGCTTACAGATGTTTCGTCTTTTGTTGCTATCAGATACTTGTTCGATGCACCAAAACCATTTTCTTTTTCGCGGACGCGAAAGCCCTTTCCGTCTTGACAAACAACGTCCGTATAGGCATCTCCGCTATCTATGCGAACACCTTTTGTACTGTCAATACGGACATCATACGTGAGACCAGAGAATGGATAGTTAATACTATCAGAAAAGCCTATAAATCCCGCTTCCGTTTCGCCGGATAGTCTTGTCATGCCAAGCACCGACTGTCTTTGTGTTATAGCGTCAGCAAACGGTCGAGTGGTATTGATTATTTTAAGGTCATATGCCGAACCCTTAACACAAAAAACGCCTGTTAGGTCTGCGTCGGACGCTTTGATGTGACCGGTTTCGAGATTAAAAGAGAATCCGTTTGTGCCGCCTGTGATAATGCCCGTTGTTATAGCCGTTGCGTTTATACCTGACCCGGTCATAGCGTTGGTGTAGGTCTTGCCGCCGTCTGTGGTGCAGCCTATACCGCCATAGGTGCATTTAACACCTTGCAAGCCATCTGTCGCGAAACACTCCCAGCCGTCCGGGTTTCCGTCCTTGTCGAGGTCGAGAATACGATAATATCCGCCGTTTGCCCCGTTTATAGCGTTTGTAGCGGCTTTTATTGCCGCCTCCATTGAGTTTCGAACCTTGCTAAGTTCAAGCTTTACGGACGCGCTGACGGAGTCAAAAGACATCTCCGTTGTGTCGAGATTGGGAGATATAATTGTAGACTGCAAACCGCCCGAGAGGTCTAACTCTTGCTGCGCTACATAGACGGTATATGACTTGCTGTTTTTGTCTTTGACGGTGATAATATCGCCGACCTCTATACACGGGTCTCCGCGCCATGTGCAAGTTGACGGATACCAAGTCCGTCCGTTATACCGCGTATATATCGCGTCTATCTCGGCGTGGCTAATAAGCGGATTCGCAAAAGACAGCGGAACTCCTGTGCCTTTTGTGTAGACATCTTCGTCCTCGCCCGCAGAGACCGCTTCTATCTTGACCGCGCTCTCTGCGGACTTTTTAAAGCCGTTTTCCCACTGGACATCCGCCGTCACGGTATAGTCATAGGTACTGCCCGGACTAAAAAACCACGAGATATAAAGCTTTCCGACTGTGTTTATGCGCGCAGACATTCCCGCGCATCCGACGCAGTAACCGAGCACGTCTCGCTCGCTCTGCTCCGTCAGTTCTGCGGCTGTTGCAACGCCGATAACATGATTTTTCAAGGCGGTCTGTGCCGCCGTATCGACATATGCCACGCTCAAGCCGTGCATACTTGCGATATTCTCGACGACATCTTTCAGCGTCGTGGTATCGGTGACTGTAATGGACGGCGTCCACTTGCCGCCCATTTTGTCTATCTCGTCATATCCGGTGACGGTCAAGGTCTTGCCGTCGTCGTCCGTTTCCGGCTTCTCTGTCGCAAAATAGCCGCAGGGCGTGTAATAATATGTTCCGTCCGCCAGAAGCACGCCGCTCTCGACAAAAGCTATCTTGCCGCGGTAGTTAAAGGTGGACGATGGATTATTAAAAGTCGCGGAATAAGAGCTTGAGCCTACGCTTCCGACTGTTGCGTCCTCGTCTCCGTTGAGAACCTGTGTCACGCTCAAGCTCTGCAAACCGTCCGTTATGACGACCTTATCCGAGACAAAAGAACGAATTCCGAGAGTCGTCACATAATGTCCGAATGTTATCCGGTTGATTATGTGACGAGTCCGCCCGGCATAAGCAGCTCTGACCGCTGCGCGTTTTGTCGCGTTGGTTATCTTATACACTGCCTATGCCCCCTTACATCTCGGTCAAGCCGAAGCTAAACTCTTTGTAAGTCCAAAGAGTCTCGCTGTATATCTGCTCTATGTCCGCCTCGAGCGTCGAGCAGTAGAATGTTTTTGTGCCGAATGTGCCCGTTTTCGGATTCGGCAACCAGCAGTCGAAGCTATCAGCAAGGATAATATCTGCGATTTCTGCGTACTGCGTATTATTCAACCCGCTCGGCATCGTGGCGGTGTATTTGTTCTTTCCCGTCACGATATCGCGAAACATTGTTCCCGTGTTGTTATCACGCCCGCTCTTGCTGCTGTCGATGATATTTATTCCGGGTTTTAAGCCCATCGGCGTGGGAAGCGTTTTCCATGACGATGTACCCGTTTTTTTGATTTTCATTACGGTCATGCTCATACGCTCACCCCCGCGAGCGGCGTTTTGCCGGTTCTCCTGACAACGCCGTTATGATATTCAATCGCCGACTGTCCGACGACCTTGCCGTCGAGCGTGGTATAAATTGAAATTGATATCGGGCGTGAGTTATCTCCGCCGAGTTCGTTCATAACCTCGCGAACTGCCTGTTTCATCGTCGACAGAGGCGAAACGACCTCGGGCTCGCGCTTGTTATCGCCGAGTATAGCCGTGTATTCGCCGTAGTTTCTCGGGACAACTGTGCCGGTAGCAAGGCGAGGTATGCTGACGGTCGGCAGATTAAAGCCGAACTTCTTACCGCCTATTCCGGGCACCCAATCGGGAATATTCCACGAGATTCTATTTGCTTTATTGACAACGGTATTAATACACCGCTCAACGAGCGATATAATACCGTTAAGTCTGTCGCGACCTGAGTTTTTGATTGAATCCCACATTCTCGACGCGCCAGAGGTTATTTTATTCCAAAGGTCGGCTGCACCGTGCGCGATTTGACTGCCGAAAGATTTGATAGCATTCCAAGCTGCCGAGAACGCGCCCGAATTTATTCCGGTTGCAATACCGACGGAGAAAAGCGCCGCGCCTGCCGCTATAAGCGGAATATTTGTCGTCGCAATACCCGCTATAAGGAGAGCTGTTCCCAGTGCGATTGAGCCCCATGTCACTATCTGCGCGAGCCACGGAGGCATAGCTTCAAAGGCGCCGCTCTTGTCTCCAACTGTCATTCCAGTGACAAGGAGCATAATTCCAGCAAGTGTAAGATAAATGTTCCCCATGACTATACCGACAACCAAGAGAGCTGTGCCGAGTGCCATTCCGCCCCATGTGATTATCTGCTTTAACCAGCCGGGCATAGCCTCAAAAGCCCCGCTTGCCTCGCCGTATTTGACGCCCGTCATATATAGAGCGATACCCGCGAGAATAAGCTTCGGGCTAAATTTGACAAGTCCGACTATAAGCAACGCCGCACCGAGTATCATCAGCCCCCATGTGATTATCTGATTGACCCATGTTGGCATACTCGAAAATGCACCCGTGTTCTGTCCGACTTTTATTCCCGCCGCAATGAGTGCTATACCGAGAATAATCGCGGGGATATTAACCGTCGCTATGCCTACCATAAGTAGTGCAACGCCGAGCAACATCGACCCATAAGCCGCTATTTTCGCCATGTTTCCGTCGAGGTCGTCGAGATTGGTGTTGAATGCGGGTGCAGACGACGCATCTGTGCCGCCTGAACTGCTTGAGCTGTTATCACTGAGCTGATTCAGCTCGTCGAAACTCGCAAGGCTTCGAGAAGCTTTTTCCGCCGCCTTGCCGACCTTGCTTGTCGCCGTTGCTTGCTTATTAAGCGCCTTTGCGTTTTTCTGCATCTGTGATACAGATTTGCCGAAAAGCGCGGCGGTAAACGACGCGAGAAAAGCCGACGCTTGTTCGAGCGCGTGCAGTAACGCTTTAATCGCAGGCAATGCAAACTCGTATATCGGCTGAAACGCCGTCAAGAGATTACCCTTTATGTTGGCAAGAGAGGTCTGTATCTGCTTGTCCGACGAGGTCATAGAGGTGAGCAGCTCTTTAAGCTTTCTGAGTGCCTTTGTTATGACAGTAAAAATGAAAACTCGCTTTGCAAGACCGCCTATGCGCTTGACAAATTTATCAAGACCGGCAGTAGCTCCAGTCAAGCCCTTTTTAAATCCCGCAGGTGCTTTGGCGCTCAGGGCTTCCCGGAGCTTTGTTTTCGCAATATCGGCTTTACTTCTGAGTCCGTCGAGCTTTTTCTCTGCATCTATGATAGCCGCTTCGGACGAAGCAAGCTGCGCGGAACGGTCGGTCTGGTGCTTCGCTTCGGCTTTACTTTCAATCTTTTCGATTTTTTCAAGGACTTTGTCATATTCCGCCTGCAAGCTGTGGACTTTGTCAACCCACTCGCCGGATTTGCCGTCAGCTCCGGCAACGCCATGTTCCCACTGCTTGTCATATTCGGCGACTTGTTGTTTTGCTTCGGCGATTTTCGCTTTGAGCGTTTCCGCCTGTTCTATCAGCGGTTTTGCGGCTTCCGGCTCGATATATCCGTCGTCAGATTTGAGATTTTCATATTCCGTGCGCAGTCTTTCGACTTCGGCTATCTGCTTTTCGACTTTGGCATTTGCTTCATCGACATTGTTCTGCAACCGTTTCATCTTCGCCGACGACTGGTCGACTTCCTTGCCGCTGAACGCCTGTTTGACGCGCTGATACATACGTGACACCGATTTATTGACCATATCGGTCGCTTTGTTTACGCCGTCCGTGTCAAATTTTGTGTCAAATTTGAGAGAGCCGTCAACCATTCAATCACCCCCCGCTATCCTAAAAGTTTATTGAGCGCGTCACGTTCTGCCTGTTCCTGTGCCGAGTATTTGCGCTCAATGTCTATCATCTTTTTGTGCTCTTTATAAAATTCCTGCTCCCACTTGTCGAGTTTCTTGTGCCTGTTCTTCTTTTCGCGGATAGAACGGACTGTCGAGAAAAGGCACTCGCCAATCTCTGCGAAATAGCCGAGAAATGTCCACCAATGCATATAGGGCACGGCGCGGACTTCCTGCCCGGCGGTCTTGTTTACTGCGGAAAAAATCATCTTTTCGTCCTGAGACCATGACATGACCTTTTTCTGTCGCTGTTGACCTGCTTCTTTATAGTCCTCACCGCCATCAAGAAACCACGACGCTTTTTCAATCGCCTCGTTGCAGGCTTCTCTCGGTATCGAGTCTGGCTCTTTATATAAACAGTCCAGCATAACCGCCATTTTGTCATACTCATTGAGTTCCGGGTCGTCAAACGCCTCGAAAATGACAAGCGCAACGCGATAATCGGAGCAGATAGAATATTCTTTGCCTGCCACTTCGAGCGTGGTCGGAAGATAGCCTATCATAAGCTATTTTTAAACCTCGCGGCTTCGGCTTCGTACTTTTTGATACGGGCTTCGGCTTTCTTCTGCTCGGATTTTATGTCAGTTTCTATAATCGGAAGAACTGCATTGAAAACGCGCTCGAAAAGCGGAACGCCGCCGCGAGTTGAAAGCGGTGAAGCTGTGCCGAACAGAACGCCGGACACCTCGGAGTTGAAGATATAGTCGAACTGACCGCATATGAACTTGCCGAGGTCGCGGAGACTATCAGCTGCCGTCTCATCGTCAAGGTCTGCCGAACCGTCGCTCTTTATCTTTACGTTCTCGTATTTTTTCATTTCTTCGTTTATATTGTTTTTAGCGTTTCGCAGACGCTCTATAAGTCCGTAGTCGGCGGTATCTATACGGACAATTCTCTGCGGGTCGCCGTTAATTTCGTAGCTTTTAAAGCCGTCGTCAAAGTTTATACTCTGTCGCTGCTGTGCCATGTTTTACCTCCTAAAAAGGGAGAGAGGCTGCCGAAGCAGCCCCTCTTTTTTTGATTACTTGGACGAATCTGCGGTAAACGTTTTTGTTGCCGCATCAAAAGTTCCCTTTGTGCGTCCGCCATTGTAGTGGATTTCAAAGGGAATCTGAACGCCGTCTTCGCCGCCTATCGACTGTGGAATGATAATAGCGTTCTCGCGATACGCCCACTCACACGAGCCGTCGGTCTTGAACAGCGCGTCAACGACAGTTGTTTCAAGAGCCGAGCCAGTCGCGCGGTCGTTGATTATGGACGCAAGGTGCTCATAGAGCGGGTCGCCACTATAAGCATAATAAGGGTCAACAGAGCCCTGCGGCTCGTAACCTTTGACATTGGTCGAGTTCTCGCCGAGTATGTTCTTTTTAGTCTCCGAGTCCGGATTCATCTCAATCGCATACTCTTCAAGGTCTTTGCCCAAACGGACATAGTTTGCAGCTGTGCCATTAAACGACGAATCGATGTAGTGTGCAAGATATTTGCGCTCTATCTTTGCGTTTGCCGTATTGGTAGTAGTTCCAGGCATTAAAATTCCTCACTTTCTATGGTATATTCGGCGTAGATTTGAAGCTGATATGTGACGCCGTCGTTCACGTTCCCTGTCGGGACTGCAAAAAGCATCGCATTTGCGCAGCTCATTTTTGTTATCTCGCCCGGCATTTCTTTGCCGTCAACAACAGCAGTCACCGCGATATGCTTTTGCTTTTCAAGCCAATAGGTCAGCTCCAATAAAAAAGCACTGTGCGCCAGTCGGTCAAACTCGTTAAACGGTCTGCCGTTGGCGTACAGCACAAAACTGTGTTTTCTTTTCTCATTGCCTAAAATATCTTTTCCGACAAGCGCATCGCCCGAAGAATAGAGTCCGAAGTCCCCGCTCTTGTTTTCGGAAAAATCGACATGCAAGCCGTTACAAAAGTCGTCTATTTTAGGACACTGAGAGAGTGTTTTTTTTACGGTTTCGATTATGTTCATCTGTTCGCCGCCTCCTGAGCGTCTTTGAGTATGTCGTCGGCTCTGTCGGCTTTCATACGCTCAAACCAGTGCGAACCTGCGAGCGGATTTTTTGTGGTATCGTATGTCAGCGGTCTCCCCGTCGGGGCTTTACTCGGCGGTGACCACCAACCCACAATCTCACCGTTTTCCTTAACCGGGACGTTCGGACCGTAAATTTCACCAATATATTGATAGTGCGCATACGGGCCCAACTGTCGAATTTCGCCAGTGCCTATGACAGTAGGGATGGTCAATGCCTTCGTCGCCAAAAAGCCGGACTGATACGGGATATACGGCGTCATAAACTTAATAACATCGGAGTCGATAACGCACTGGATTCTATACGCACGCTGAACCATGTTTTTGGCAAAGTGCGGATTCCAGTGAATTTTAACATTTATCGTTCCGGTATAATCCATATCGTCCGGCTGGTTTATCTTTGGCAGATTTTTCACGCCATCACCTCACATCAAGCTCAGTGTGTCGCATTTCTGCCGAGCCATAATCGCATACCCGGCAAGCCATGACCGTGTGGACATCATACCCGGCAAAAAGCTTTTTCACGCTCGCGCTCTGAGTCTCTTCGGTTGAATTATCAATCGTCAGAGGCACAGAGCCTTTGATTATAAGGTCTTTCTGCGGGGTGAGCTGCAAGAGCAACGGCAGAAAAACCGTCACCGTGTCGCTCTCGGTCTTGCCGTTTTTGCCCGTCGAGGCGGTTGACTTCATATCCCAAAAAACGCGCGGCAGGAATATCCGCTCGTATTTGCCCCCTATAAGGCGGTACACGGTTGCTTTTGTGTTGGTATACATCTTTACCCCCTGTAAAGTAAACCCGTGTCACCGAGCCACAGATGCAGAATACGGCTATATTCCTGCTGACTCTCGCGGTGTCTGTCGGTTGCCGATGCATAAGATACGGAGTAGCTGCCAACGCTCTCGGAGGTCTTACCGCTCTGACAGTCCGCGCTATGTTCCGACTTTAGGCATTCGGCGAGCTCGCAGCAACAAGACTTAATCGCTTCCGTCACTTCTTCAATTCGGCTGAATGTGTGCCGCTCAATAACCTTGGAGGCTCTGACGGCGAAAAAGTCGAAGTCGTCCTTGCTCATAGCGTCCTCGCCATGGAGATAGTCATTGAGATAGTAGTCGTAGTCTGCATACTGTGTCATCGTTGGTCACTCCTCGCTTTCGTCCGAATGCTTTTCTTTCATGTGCTTCTGTAGCGCAGTTCCAGATTTGTATTTCTTCCCACACTCAGAGCAGCAAAAGGTCTGTTCCTCGGTCTCTGCGGAGGTCTGTTCCTCGGTCTCTGCGGAGGTCTGTTCCTCGGTCTCCGGGAAAATCAGTCCAACTATTTTCATACTCACTCACCTCAAGCCTTGTGATGCAGGTAAATACCGGCGACCTTGTTATCGTATGCATCGGCGATGCCGACATTGCGATAACCGTACATCCATGCGTCCGCCGTCTGATTCTGTTCGGGTGAAATTATCTTCGGGGCGACATGCTTCTGGAACTGAATGACTGCCGGCTTGTGAACAATCATAAAGTTGATGTCTTTTGCGGAAGTCGCCTTGTCGTAGCCACCTGCGGTCTCGTCCGTGGTTGTCGTGTTCGGGCTCTCTCCGGTCGTGATAATCTTGCCGGACTTCTGGTTGATTGCGGTATAAAACCTTGTCTGCGGGACATCGACGATTTTAACGAATCTTTCAAATACCTCGCGGCTCTTGGTAGTGTCCATATCCTGCACAAGACCATGCAGCGTGGGCGTGATGTAAAGATATCTCTGATCGGTCGGAACCTCATCCTCGTCCATCTTTGTTATAGCCGCTCGAAGCGCTGCAATTACGGCGGCGCCATCAGAAAGCGACGCGCCCGCCGAAACTTTGGATATGCCAGTAATGCCGGAATATGTTGCAAAACGGAATGCATCAAGTTCCGGAACAACCTTTGTTCGGATGAATTCTCCTGCGAGTCTGCCAAACGCGATATAAGCACTCTCCTGATTATCAAGCGCATCGACAGTGAAAAGCCTACCTCTGTCAAAATTGCATTTGACCGTCTCATTTGTCAGCGTTACATCGCCGGCAACATATCCGCCGTTACGCGAATAATCGCCAAGCCCGCTCATGCTGAGTTTGGGGATTATAAGTTCATTCGCATTTGCGCCCTGCCTGACGAGCTCAGAAGCACCATCAAGATCCGAGGTAAGAGATGCGAGCTTATAAGCCTCGTCAAGCATTTTCACAAACTGTTTGACAAGTGTAATACTGTTTGCCATTTAAAAAGTCCTCCTTATTCGACTTTCAGCCCCATTGCGGATCTTATTGCCGCTTCCTGGGAGCTGTATTTTGTTGACAGGGAGCTTCCCCCTGTGCCTGCCGCATATGGCGGAGGCGTTTCTTCGTCCTCAAAAAGATAGCCGCTTTTCTCTTTGAGTTCTTCAAGCGCAGTCTTTATATCTGCCGCCTGATTTTTACTTGCCTTGAGCGCGTCGATGTCAAGCATTGCTTTAACAGCTTTTGCTTCTCGGCCTTTCATGCTGGCTATAGCACCATCGAGAATGTTACCGAACTCGAGATCCGCAAGCTGCTGCTCATAATTGGTTTTCTGAGTGTTCAGCTCGTTTGTCAGCGTGCTAATCTTTCCCTTCAGCTCGCCAACATCTACGTCCTTAAGGTCCTTCAGCGCATTTTGTGCGGCTTCGAGCTGCGTCTTATACCCATCACGCGCCGATACCACTTTACTGTGTTCAGCGACGGTTTTATAATTTTCCGCAAACTCTTTTTCAAAATCCGCTTTTCTTTCCTCGTCAACGGTAATTCCGTATTTTTCGAGGATGGTGTGAATGTTTTCCATAAAAAATCCTCCTAACATGGCTTATATACCGCTCTGTCTGCGGTAAGAATTAAGCCGCATAAACCTGCGGCGGGGTGATATAAAAACAGCGTCTTGCAGTTGACTGCAAAACGCTGTAATTATTAAATTATAGGCATGGTGACACCGCCTCGCTTTCGCTTGTCGGTCAATAAAATATTATGCCTTCCTTCTGTGATATTTCATATATTTCTTTCCAGTACTCATATGACTCTACTGCTTCCGGTGGTGCTTTGTCCGTAAGGTGAGGAAAATCATTTTCATCAAAGTAATACCATTCAGGATTTCTTTGAAAAAATGTCATTTTTTCTACATGTTCCGACATTATTGTATTAATCCTACCTTTCTTAAAAATTTTTCGCAAAACCTTCTTGGTTTCTTACTATTATACCATTCAGAACAAGCTTCTGCAACTACCTCTTGATAGGCCGGGTTGGTAACGGTTGTAGCATAATGTGAAAGTTCTTTTTCAAGTGCCAAGTTCAGTCTCTGTACGCTCATATGCTCGGAATAGCCACATTCAAATAGCACTTCCCCAATATCCTTTTTATAGTTTTTTGCACCTCCCGCCATTGCAATCGCATGTCCAAACTCATGGTAAAACAAACCGTTTGCATCGGTGCCTTCGGGAAAATGACCTCTTTTAACATCGTCGCTGTAGTCAGACATCAACGCATCCCAATTACCAAATTTGTTTTTGTTAAAATGTATCTCACGTTTATCAGGTAAGAAATACCCGTAAACATCTCTATTTTTTATTCGACTCAACACAACTTTCATTCCATTTGTTTCTTCTGGATATATTTCTGCCATTCTCATACTCACCGCACTTATCTTTTCCAGAACTCGAGTATCGCCGGTAAAATTATCCACTCCTGACACCTCAAAACCTGCAGCGTGCATCTGTGCTTTGTATAGCTCTATTTTTGCAATCTGATCTCCACCTATTGATGAGGCTTTAGTCCCCTGCTTATAACTAAATCCGGAAGTGTGCAGACGATCCGTTTGCATTCGCAGCCCCGCCGCTTTTGAAAATCGGGCATATTCCTGATTAAGCCGAGTATATTTGATGCGTGAAACTTTGAGTTTATCTTCGTCGCCCGCTCCCTCGAGCACAGATATTTTTCGTTTACATTTTCGTATGGCAGTTTCAAGGCGTCTTTGCATTTGCGTAGCTTCATACATCGTATAATGCTTACCTTGATATGTTATACCATCGACATTTGACTTCTTAAAGGCTTCAAGCTCGGCATCCGTGTATGTAGGTTTTGTAACGCCATAAAATATCGGAAAAGCCGCATGACCGCAATTTAGTGTTCCAATGCGGCGAACAAGGCTATCATTGAGTTCTCGATACTCTTCGTCTCGGTATTGCTTTCCTTGTATTGGTTCATGGTCCGGCGCACTCGCCGCGTGAGCAGATATTTCCCATCCGTCCGCGCCATATCGTTCATGGTTTGATTCGCTTATTTTTTCTTGCATAAGACCGAGACCGCCCATGATGTTACGCCGAACGGCCGTTTCTATTGACGCGTGCTTTCCGCTTTCATAGTCTATTGTGACAAGTCCTTTATCATACAAATTCTTGCATGCGCCTCTGACCGCAGTTTTGTAGTCTGTCGCGCCGGAAGAAACGAGTAAGAAGACATAATCGCAGCAGGAATTATATGCGTTATATAGCGGCAATGCGTTCCCGTATGGGTCTATCATTCCGATAGTCTGCGTAAGATTTGAAAAATTGTCTTTTGCAAGCTCAGCCGCAGTGACCACAAGTTGACGCAGGCTTAAATTCTTCTCGAACGGCACTGCCTCTGTGGTCGGAAGCTTCGACAGGTCAAAATCATAGCCCTCCCTTGCCGACTCCCGAAACAAAGTATCTATCTCAGACTCGGTCGCCTTATACATTTTTGCAAGTTCTTTTTTTATCTCACGCCGGCTCATCCCGAGTTGTTGTGTTTTCCAAATCTGATAGCCCGCTGTCGATGTGATTTTTCCCGCTTCGGCAATTCTTCTCGCAATATCGCGCAAAAGAAACTGAATAATTGGATCCATTATTCGACCGGAGATCACACTCAGTTGGTCTATTTTCGCTGGCAACAGCATTTATTCTTCCCTCGTCATGCTTTCGATTTCCGGCATATATTGCCTGCGTATTTCCTCTATATCATGTTCGGTCTCATGAGGTAATTCAAAATACCACGCGACAGCAATCTCCGGCTTTATAAGCCCCATTTGCACCATACTGCAGTATTCGTTCCATGTCTTATCACGATTGTACAATACGCCATCACCAAAATCGATGATAACATCTTCATCATTTACCTTTGCAGCTCCAGGCATTTTATATATTCTCGCAAGCTCAGAACACAATTGAACCGCATCACGAACCGCCCGCTCCCAGACTTCCTGCAGATCTGTTATAGTTAGGTTATAGTCGCCGTCCGAAGAGGTTATTTCTGTCGCCGTTCTCTCGGCCATTTCAACATCAGACAGTATTCCGCGTTTGAAGCCGATAAGGCTCTCTATGTTTCGCAAATACTCTGTTTTTCTTGCAAGATAGCTGCTCTCTCGGAGCTGCGGCGAGAATGTAGTTATTTTCTGCTCGTCGGGATCTTCGGCAAGACTTGTAAAAACATCATCTTCCAACCGTCCCACCCCGTTCGACCGACGGCGCATAAGGTCCTCCGGAACCATTATTCTAAGTCGACCAAGCTCAAACTCTTGGTCGAGAAGCTTTTCATTTCTGTTTATTCTCTGTATCAGCTTCGCGGCGGGTGCATATATAGCGACACTATCGGCAGATCCGTCAACGGTATTAAGCAACGGGGTTTTCAAATGGATCAGACCGAGTCCGCTCAGCGGCAATGCTATCACGGGCTGCAAATTTTCATACTTCTCAAGCGCATTTACCGGAATTTCTGTTCCAAGCATCTCCGGCGTCTCAGACTCATAAAGTTTTGATTCTATTATCAACATCTTTCCGGCGGTTCGCCGCTCAAGCAGAGTATAATATTTTCCTTTGGCAATTGTTATTTCAGCGGTTCCCACGCTTGTAAGTTCCTCGTTTTCATTTCGTGCGAGCGGCACAAAGCAATCCCGTCTAATGGGGACAAAAGTAAAGCCATCAGCAGTAGGTACCGGTTTTATGAGGCACTCCCCGGAAATAAGCATTTGCTGAAACGCCTTTTTATGAATAACATCCGTTCCTCGCAGAATGCAATTAGCAAACTCGTTTTTGCTTGATGCCTGATATTCCGAAAATGCGGTCTTTGTCAGTTTTTTAACGATCAGCACTGGCAGGCGCTGGCAATCATCCAGCTGCTTTTTATCGTTTTCAAAATACATTTCAAGCCAAAGCTCTATAGCGTTTCTCATTTCATCGCTTGTGATGTCCTTCACGCCAAAAGCATCCTCAAAGCTGTATATTTTATTTCGATTCATTAATGCCGATATAATACTCATCTGTCTACCCCCGCAGCATTTATGACTATCTTCTTGCCCGCTCGCACACCCCTCTCAAGGCCGTCAATATATGCCCGGAGTTCCCTGTTTTCCTGTTCAAGTGCGACAATTTTTTTTTGCATTCGCCCGCTCTCCTCAATCATATTTTCGCGTGCATATGCAGGCAGATATTTCTTACAAATCCACTTCTTAATCCTGGTCATATTGATCCTCTCTGTATCCCATCCACCGCAGTTCCCGGCGGAGTATCGTATAGCAAAAATAACGCATATCATCCATTGCATGGTCATATTCTTTTACAACCTTGTCAACGGTCGACTTATCGTCCCATCGGTATAGGCCGAATTCCCTAAGAATATCTTCGCAACTTGAATTTATTTTTACAGCTCCGCTTTTTATCATTTCCGAGGTCACGCGGATTCCGTCGATAACATCATTTCGTGCTTTTCTGACCGAAAACTTACCGTGCTTGCGTATACACGCTATAAAGCTCGCTGCCGACGGGTCAACGACTATTTTCTCAATCTCATACCCGTTTGCCAGCTGCTCAATTTCCATATAATATTCCTCATCTGTCTTTTGCTTGCTCTTCTTTCTGCCGTCATAATAAAATTCCTTTATACGCGTCGCAGTTTTACCGTGCAGGCACCAAAGACCCGCAGAAAAGGGATTCTGCGTGCCATAGTCAATGGAAATAAAATACCGTCCTTTTTTAGGGACGGTATCATCAATTAAAGTTTTAACATCGACATCATACACTATGCCGTCGGCGGCAACCCATTGCCCCAAAATAAAGCGATTGTAGAAAACGCCTGTGTACATGCTCTTGTAGCGGTCAATAATTTCGGGCAATAGCGACGGGTTGTCCGTCAACTCAAAATGCAAATGATAGATTCGATGCTTTTCTGCCTTGCAAACCCATTCTTCATAAAACCAGTGCATTGGACTGTCAGGATTGCAGTTAAACCAAAATTTTGACCCAGCGACGGAACATCTTGCCAGTGCCTGCTCCACAAATGATCGCGGCATCAAGGCAACCTCATCGAGCAAAACTCCGCTGAGTGTCATGCCCTGAATCAGTGCCGCCGAGCTTTCATCCTTTCCGCCGAACACATAATAATAATTAACTCGCCTTTCTCCGTTTGTTTCTCGCGTAATCGTCAAGAGTTTGACCGATCTCGTGTATTTTAGATCATAATATGCTTTAACATCCGTCATGCCGAGCAACGGCATTATTATATTTCTCTCTGCCGACTGGACAGTTTTTCCGCAAATGGCAAAAGTATTTTCGCTGAAAAATCTCATTGACCAGTATACGAATGACGCAATCATACAAATTGTTTTTCCGGAGCGAATAGCCCCATCACATATAATACCGTCATATTTATCATTATCGCGATGACACCAGCGAAATATTTCTTTTTGCTTTGGCGACAATGTTGTTATTTTCATTTGTTGTCACTCTCCAGTGCTTCGTAAAGCTTTGACAAATCCCCTTGCTTTGCTGGCGTCGTCGCCTGTTTATTAGGTGCAAAACCCGCTCTGTCAAGAATATCCTTTGCCGCGGCAATCACGTCGCGATCATCAGCATACTTTTTCGTCAAAATACCGCCAAGTGCCTCTGCCGCATCGACGGCATGAAATAAAAACGCTTTTCGCAAATCTTCAGCAATCTTCTCTTCGCAAGAGCTTATATATGACTGGACATCTTCGCGTGCTAACAGTTTGCTGGCCGTAACCGCAGCTGAACGCTCTTTGTAGCCTGCCGCAATGGCGGCATCTTTGCCCGCTCCACGTTTGCAATGCCTCTTTATGTATTCGTCTGCAAAAAGCCGCATGCGATCATTCACGCCACCACCTCCCGAAAAAAGCTAACTTTGCACTTTGCCTTTATTCTGTCGCGCGCGTGAGTTGATTAGCTTTTTTAGCTTTTTAGACTATCCTTTTCAGACTATTTTTCAATGTGGAGAAAAACGAGCTGTAAAAGTCAAACAGTTCCGCTGATTTTTCCAAGCGAAACTGCTCAACTTTTGGATTTTCGTTAAGATTTGAGGACGATTCGATAACAAACTTTCCGGCATCGGTGTCGAAAAGCATCACTTTGGAATGGTTGTTGTACATGCTCACGGTCCAACTGTTTGTTTGGAATATGTCGGTTATCTGTTCGAGATATCCATAACCGCGATTATGCTCGCAATTGTCTTTCATCGCACCGCCGACGAGCAAATCAACTTTGTCTAATCTGCCGTCGTTGTGCAGACCGTCAAGCATTTGCGCCTGCCGAACACCGACGCGCAGCGTTGACGCAAACAGACTCTTTATGCGCGTCTGACCGGCAATCCAAACGATAAAGGCAATCGAGCTGAACCCGCCGGATGTAATATACACAAAGCTTTCGTCTTCCGGAAGCTTTGGAGTCAGGTCTTCTATTATCGCGTTTTCGCGCATAATGTTAAAGCTCTGCCGCTTTTTCGGCTGAGTAAATACCTTGTGCTCCATTTTTCCACCATGAAAAAAGCAGCCTAAAAGGCTGCTCATGTTATTTTTCTTTGTCGCCGAACTCATATCCTACTCTGCTTTTGGCAACAAGCAGCCACGTCGGATATGCGGCTTGAATCTCGCGCACATGCATGTGATACGTCGGTGCAAAAAGAACGTCAGCCATGTCTTTTGACGCTTCTGTTCGAAACGCTTCTGAAAATTTTGTGCTGAGACCGACCGTTCGAATCTTTTTGATAACCGAAGTATCCCGATCAATAAGCATGATTGTAAGGTTGTAACCCTCGCCCTCTTCCGGTTTTGGAAGATTTGTCAGCTTGCTAAGTTGAATAGCATACGGCATTTCCGCCCAGGCAAGCGTTCCGAGCTTGCAGAACAGGAAAAGTATATCGTCTATTCTTGCCAAGCGAATTTCACCGGGAACGCCGGGCTCAAAAGCCTGCATTTCTTCTTCGGTCGGCGAGCTGTAGTAATAAAAAATATTAAGTCCCGCCTCATCGACCTCAAACACGGTGCAATCTTCGTTGTATCCGTCGAGGATGTGTGTTTCCTCTCCGACCTTAAAAACATTCATTTTGTGATTCTCCCTCGTCTTTTTTTCGAGTATATCACAAAATCAAAGTTCTTTCAAGTTTTCACTGTCCGACAAAACGGACTGTAAAAGCGCACCGCTCGGCTCACAGAGCGGTGCGTCAAATGAAGGTGTCGGCGGCGCGCGGAGTCAAACCGCGCCTCCGGGGGATGGGAGCCCCGGAGATAACCGTATGCCGCCATATGTGCCGCCCGAGCTGCGTCTTGTCGTCAGCCATCGTTTTATCGTCCGCAAACTTGTGCGCCCAATTTGTACAGGGCGCCCGATACTTAACTTCTCGCGCTTCCTCGCCCTCTTGGCGGCAGAACTAAATGCGTGAGAGTTTTGAACCTATGAGGCTTTGAGTCGAACAAAACCCCTTGAGGAATCGAACCTCGCCTACTCTCTGGACAGCCGCTGTCCATGTGCTTTTGTATAAAAGCCATGCTATTAAAACCCGCCGCAGGGCGAGGCGGGAAGAAAGGAGAAAAGAATTATGTGGAACTCTGTTTCAGCCGTTCGGCGATTCGGTTTTGAGCGACACGATAATATCGCTCGCCTTTTTCAAACCCGGTGTAATGCCGTCCGGTGTTGATGCAGGCGATAGCGGTCGTCCCGCTCCCCATGCAATTATCAAGCACGGTGTCGCCTGCGTTGGTGTATGTGCGGATAAGATATTCAAATAGCGCGACCGGCTTTTGCGTCGGGTGCAAGCCCCGCTCGCAGTTGACTTGCAGCAGATTCCGAGGATATCCGGTCACATATCGCAGCGAGTCCTTGCCAAGAGTGCTGTCTTTGTAGATGCCGTCCGTTTCGCGCTTGCCTTTTACAGCTATCGGCTTCTCAAGGTGTTTTATACCTTGCGGATTGTATGTCGGTGCTTTTTTGTAAAAAACACAGATGTCCTCGATGCAGCGCATCGGCTGATATTTTGCAAAGGTAAACCCGGTCGGCATGTTCTTCTGCCAGTACCAGCAATAGCGGAAAAATCGGCGGCAGCTGTTAATGACGTCGGTCGTAAACGGCTGCGCGGCCGTAAGCACCACAGCGCCGTTGCCTTTCAGAATCCGCCAATACTGCGACCACAAAAGGCCAAAGTCCAGCGCGTTATCCCACGCGCAGTCCGTCATACCATATGGCAGATCGCAAAGAATCATATCAATGCTGTTGTCGGGATAGATCTTCATCCCGGCGATTCCGTCGCCGAGAAATATCTTGTCTAAGTACTCCAAGTTACACTTCCTCCAGTGATTCAAAAAATCCGGAATTCCGCGCTTTTTGCTTATCAGAGTACTCTACAATACCCATTATAGGCGCGAGTTGGTCCCCTTTGTGCACTCTTTTATTTTTGCTCGCGGTCGAGGATGCAAAAAAATTTGTGGCGGAGATTATAAAACTGCCTGCGCCCGCTCGGCACCGGCATATATTCATACGGTGTCCCCTGCGTAACGTTTCTGAGCAGCGGCGTTATCAGGCCGACATCAGAGCCGCAGGCAAGTTTCACACACCGCTCAATCAGCGCGACATCCTCCTTTTCCCGCTCCCGGCTTTCTGCTCTTTTCGCCGTCGGATTAGAGCAGCCCGAAGCGGACGGCATCCCGGACGGAGCCGCCGCCGATAAAGCGTATGTATCTTTTGCCCGCTCCTTTTTTCGCGGATACTGCAAGCAAAAGTATTTCAGCTCCCGATACCGCTCGCGGGGAATGTCATATTTTTTCGGCAGATCCTTATCTCTCGGCATTGTCTATACCTTCGCCTCTTTTCGCTTTTATTTCTATCCGGCTGCAATAGTCGCTCTCCTTCACGAACCCGCCATATTCTTCACAATAGCAATAAGTTTCGCAATTGACAAAGTGTTTACAATCTTGGCAGTGCGGAATTTTTTCAGCGGCGATGTGCTCTTTCAACGCTTCAATCGCGCACTCCATTGCGTTACATTGCGGACACTCGTCAAAGCACTTCCCTCGGCTCATCTCCGCCTCAAAAAATTCAAGTGCTTTTTCTGCTCTCGTTTGGCTCATTTTGTTTTTTCCTCCTCTTCGTCGTGAAACTTGACACATTTACAAGGCTTTAAAAAGCTGACATCCGTCAGCAGTTTTTTCTTTTTCTCGGTCGATTCGGCGGCTCGTCCTCGGGCTCTTTTATGTATTTGAAACACATATATCCGAATCTGTTTTGTATGCACTCGACAAGGCGATAGCCCTTCGGCGCGATTGGCGGGCTGTCCGGGCTGTAGCTCCGGAGCGCGACCTTTGCGTCCTCGCTTTCCGGCTGCCGCATGTTGCGGGTTGATAAATATCTATGTTTAGTGCCCTGCTCGGGCGTCCAATGGTCAAATAAGTAATTGGCAAGACCGGTGTAATCACAACCGTGGTCTATACCGTTATAATAGTTGTGCTTGCGCAGGTGCTCTATCTGCACGATATCGCCATAGATCCACTGCGCTTTAATGATCTCTTCCGGCACGCCGTCGGAGACCATGTGAAAATGTATTCTCTTTGTGTTTCTGCCGCGTCCCATATAAAGATTGATTTTTGCGTCCGGACACGCGTATTGTAGTCTGCGTTTATATAATGTACGCAACCGGCGAGCCTCGCCCCAGTCGTGTACTTCGTGGTCATTGTCAAATGTAAGAGTTGAATATAGGGAAGTCGGCGAAAAGTTCTCGTTGAACACTCGCGCGTGCTTCCGCCTTGCTATCATCAGATTGTGGCGCTCGCGCTCTGAGTCCGTGCGGAGCACCGGCTTGTACTGCGCCTTTGCAATGTTGGCGGTGCGGTCAGAAACCGTGTAGACTTCCTGCTCGCAAACCGCGCCAGAAAATATTCGTTTCTTGACTCGCACCGCTTTTCACATCCTCATTTCAAATTTTCGTACTTTATCGAACTCATCGACGAAAGCTCGTCGAGATATCCGACAGTGTTCTCCGTCAGCACCCGCGTTGTGCTGATTGGGATAATCGCCATCACAAAGAATCCGGCTTTCGCCGCAAAGAACGCGCCGGCCACGGTCTGACGGTAGTACAGCTCAAACTCGTCCACATCAAGCGGCTCAAGATATTTCGATTCGACAAACTCTATCCCGGCCGAAGTCTTATATGGTATATAGTCGTAAGAGCCTATCCGCAGAGATATCGGCAGAGGATCGCAGCGCTCTTCTCCGTCAAATTCGTCTTTGACCATCTTCAAAAACGCTTCCGGCGGCTCGGCGGTGTACCGCTGCACGATTTTGTCCGCCTGTGTCGGTGTGATATCGAAAGATGTCATAAGCGAGTCGATTGAAAAAACCGGGCAGTCGTTAAGGTAATAGGCGGCGAGACCGTCGCCGAGCATCTGCGTTGTCATATCGTACAGCGAGATGTGCTTATTCGCCTTACACAAGCTTATGATTTTTTTGATTTTCATAAAAGCTCCTTTCCGCTTCGCAAAACTTGTTCCAAGCTTCGACTTCCAGGTTCATGTCCGAGTGCATTTCCGTAAAATTATTGCAGGCGCAGTCTGTTTTTTCGCGCGAAAATATAAAATACTCGCCGCAGGCATATCCAATCAGGACTTTTTTCCCGCACTGCGGGCACGGCTTTAATTCAAGCGGCTTTAATTCAAGCATCGTAAGCACCTCCGTTGCAGGCGTACTCTTTCAGCGCGACGGCGGCTTGTGCCATAACGCTCTCGATGCACGCGCTCGACATGACCTCGCCGTCACCGCGCGCCGGGCAGACCTGGCACGCGCCTTCCTTGCCGGATCCGCAAACTTCCGCCGCTTCGATAAGCTGTTCAAGCGTCAGGGTTTTCATGCTGGTCAACCTCCCTTGCCAGTCCGCATTTCAGCGGGCTGTTGTAACAAGGGTTCTTACAAGTGCCAATTTTCTGGCACTGGAAACAGCAGTAATTCCCGCGACGGTGATCGCAGTTAAAATGTGTGCACATCAGGATTCCGGCTTTCTTTTTATTCATCGTCCGCCGCCTCCATTTCCTCGTTCCAGCAAGCTTTACACGGTGCCCGACCCACTTCGGAAACAGGGGAGTGCTGGCAACTCCCGCCGTAGCAGTTGGCGCGGCATATCCTTGGCACACCTTCTTTATCCGGCTTTGCTTCCGGAAACTTCTTAAAAAAGTCTTGCGCATAGGTTTTTCGCGGGTGGCAGTTTGTCCATTCAAAAACAGATTCAATATATTCGTTTATATCATCATCCGAAAGATAATTAGTTATATAACAGGTATCGTTTGATCTGTTTTTGCAAAAGTCGCAATCATCTACACATCTGCACATCCTTTGTGCATCCTTTAAAAATTTCATTATGCACTTAACCGCCTCAGTCTGCGCGCCGGGGTAATCGTAGCCAAAAATAAAATCGGTCGATACATTAAAAAACCTTGCAATTGTCGTTATCTGCGCTAAATTCGGGGCCCTCTTTCCAGCCACAATATACGAAATCGTATTATCCGTTACGCCGAGTTCTTTCGCGAGATCTTTCTGCTTCTTGTTTTGCTCTGCCAACAATGTGCCTATAGTCTGGCCTATTCTCTCTTTTATTTTCATATCCATACTCAACCCTCCTGGAGCAGCGCTCCGAGCTTCTGCATCGCGTCGCGAAGTTTGGCGGCGGTAGTCTCGTCATCCATCGACGCGATTATACCGCGCATGACATTGATATATTTCTGTACGCTGTCAAAGTAGACGCTGAATTTTGCGACCTCCGGCGAGGCGGTGAGCTTCGCGTCCTTTTCGACCTTTTCCAGCCGTCCGACCAGCTCGCTTTTCTCTTTTTCGGCGGCGTCGAGCACCGCCTTGTATTTCTTCTCAAGCTCCTCGGTCTTCCTGCCGAGCTCGTCGGCGGCAGATTTCTCGGCAGCATCGCGTGCCCGCTTCTCGGCTTCGGCTATGGCTTTTTCTCTGTCCTTTTTTGCCTTTGCACGCTCTTTTTCAATCGCGTCGACGGTGTACTGCTTTATCTCTTCGGCGGTCGGCTCGCGCATGACCGTCGCGGCGGGCTTTTCGGACGCCGCTTTCAGCTCTTCGCGCAGTCGGCGGACGGTGTCGGAAAGGTCTTCGTGCTCTTGGCTGTTTTTCGCGAGCTCGTCGCGCTCGGCGGTGATAAGCGTCAACTGCTCCTGCGCCTCGTGCAGCTTGCTGATGGTCTCTTTCAGTTCGCGTGTGGACATCTCCGCGACATCGTTGTTCTCCTCGACCTCCCTGCGTTCGTACCACGGCAAGGCGGCGAGCATTCCGAGCTTCGATATGCCGAGACTTGCATTCGACTGCAAATATTTCTCGCCGAGCGACTCAAGCGCCTGTATATAGGTATAGGCTTGTCGCTGCTTGATACCGACATCCTGCTCGACATACTCCTCAAATGTCTCGTGTCCGAGCAAAAGATATTTGCGCTCGTCGCGCATCCTTTTGAGGTTCTGGCAAAAGTCCACCATAGCGGACGCGGCAAGGTTGCCTTTTGCGATTATCTCGTAGTGGAGATTTAACGCCTCGTTCTGTTCCTCGCTCAGGTTCCCGCTGAGTTCCATGCTCCTGATTACTTCGTTCATATGTTTCTCCTCTCTCACGCTGCCGCGTGACTCTTTTTCTTTTTATTTCTGATGTACCCGCTCCATGCCTCGACAAAAGCCTCGACCTCCGGGGTCTTGCCGCAGTTGCACAAGCCACGGCACTGGATGATGCTCTCGGTTTTCGGGTCATATTCCAGAGTATAAAAAGGCTTGTCCGGCTCGCTTTTCTTTCTGATAAAAAAGATAACCGTCTGCCCGCTCAGGTGTTTTTTTGCATATGTAGCGACGCAGTGATGCAGTGCGCTCCCCTCGTCGATTAGCTCGGCGTGGCTTCTCGCCGGGCGAATCAACAGGGCGCCGCTTTCAAAATCAAAGTCCCGCTCGAGCTTTTTGAGCCGCTTTCCAAACTCTTCCTGCATTCTGCGCGTCTCTTCGAGCTCCTTTTGCCGTCTTGCTTCCGCGAGCGCGTCAATCGTGCGCTGATGCGCCTGCGCGAGATCTGGCGGTAAAAGGATATCCTCACGGCTAAGGTCAAGATCAAGCTTTTCGCAGCCGCTCCAATAGTCGCGGAGTGTATACGGCTGCTCGTTCTGCTTTTCGAGGTATTTCACCGCTTTTTTAAAAGGCAGCCGCTTTTCAATCTGCGAAACGCAATAATCGTCATAGGCTCCGTATGCCTTCGCTTGTTCAACTGTGATTTCGTACTTTTTGGCAAGCTGCGCATAAAGCACGGCATCGCGCGTTTTTTCGGGTAGTTCTCGCAACTCCTTTTTCGTCAGCCCGAGAGCCGCCGAAACGGTCTTTGCGCGTCGGTTGACGACTCCATTCGTCCACGAGTCATTGACCGCAAGCCTGATAAAGCCTTCTTTCACCAGCTTTTCCGTCAGCACCGGATATTTGACATATGTATCAAGCCAGCCGCAAGGATTTCCGCCGAAGTTTTCCATATATGACGACATCTGCGCGTACTGCAAATTGGTGTTTTTAAAAGTCTCGTCATTAAAGCCATAATAATGGTTTTCGGCATAATTTTTTTCGTCCGTATACCACGGCTGTCTTGAGCTTGGCTCCGGTATGGTCGCCATGCGCTCCCAGTCCAGCTCCCAGCCGTGGAACCCATACGACCACCTCCTTTTCGCCCACACGGCGTCAACGCCGGTGTTGTAATAGACCCGATATTTCTCAAAAAAATTGGTCTTGACTGTTGTATAGTCCAGGCGGTAATCGCGCTCCACAAATCCCGCCCGGACGAGGATTCCGCCGTCCCGCAGTTTCGTGGCAAAAAGGATATATTTTTGGTCATACATATATTTTCTGCCTCTGCCGCTGTCGTGGAACTCGACCGTGCTTTTGCACGCCGGGCAAAAGCCTATCTCCTTGTGCTTGCGGTTGATGTTCAAAACATCAACCTCACAGTATGTCCGGTCGAGCTCCAGCACCACATCCTTGTGGCAGTGTGTGCAGTAACCGTATCTGACGCCATTTTCGCGGCGCGTGAAGAGATAGCGGCTTTCCAGCAGGACGCTGTCGTCAACCCACTGCGCGACCTTTTTCGGCAGACCGTCGATCGACTTGGCAAAAGCCATTTTCCTCGCGTGCTGATACTGCTTGTCGGTGATTTTCTTCGCTTTCTGTCCCATGTCGCCACCTCACAGCAGATCCGCAAGGTCAAGGCTGATAATGTTGTCGGTCTTCGGCTCTTCGGTGATTCCGTAATATTCGCGGATCCAAGAGTAGACCGTTTCATCTTCGACCATCGCGCAGCCGTTCTCGGCATGCTTTCTTGCTTTTCCTGTCACGGCTTTCACACAGTCCGCAAGGCTCTTTTTTTCGTCCGTGACCTTGCTCGCACTGATATCGTCGGTTATAAGCACATCGATGATATACTGCGCCATGCGCTTCTGATTCGTGCCACCCTTTTCGCCCTCGGCGTCGATTTTGGCTATTGCCTTTTTCATCAGTTCTGTCATTTTTCTGTCTCCTTTAAATTCAGATATTCCGATATTTCTTCCTTCGCCCGCTCCCAGCCGGAGCACCACACGGCGCGGAAACCCTGTCGCTCAAGCGCTTCAAGCCACCACTGCTGGTCGACCGTCGGCTTGTTTCGGCCGGCTTTCATTTCGATATATAAGCCGTGGTATTTTCCCCGGGCGACCGGTAGGCAGAGGTCGGGCACGCCCTTTTTCATTCCCTGCCGTCGGAGCGCGGCGCCGTAAGCCACGCTGCGCTTGCCTTCGTTCGGGATGTGGTATAAAAGCCGCAGCTCCGGCTGTGCGGCGGATTGGTACTCCGCCCACATAAAAAGCGCTTCCTGCTCCTCGGCCTCGCGGTTCTCGCGGCGGGTCGCGCTTGCCTGGTCTTTCTCGGCGCTTTCGCCGTCCGTCGAGTAGACAGTCAGGCTGTCCAGTTCGCACCCGCAAACGCGGCAGAGTCTTGTTTTGTTGCCGTCGGCAAAATTATATTCACGCCCGCATTTCGGGCATCTGTAAGATCGTATTTTCATATCGCGCCCCCGTTGACATTTTCCGGCGGCGGTGTTATACTGTTTATGGTGTTTGGTGTTGTTCCGGCAACATCCTTTGGGCGTCCTGTTACCGCAGGGCGTCCTTTTTCATATCTGTCAAGCCTCGGCAACACATTTTTCGCATATTCGTCAAGATAAGCCACGACAGCCTCACGTCCGTCAGCTTTCCAGATGTGCTTACGGCTTTTTCCTTTTTCTTCAATGATTATCAAAAATTCACTCGGGCGGCTGTTTTCGTCCATGCCACGGCGGCTTCTGTCAAAATATATCGACACCGGCACGGATATAGGCAAGCGCAGCGCAGAGCCCTCTTCGCGCTCGATTTCTTCGACCCGCTCCGCCATTTGAGGTATGTATTTTTTAATCATCTGGTTGTCAAAGTCAAAACGCTCGTTGTCGGACAGCGCGTGACGCTCGCCAAGCTGATTTTTGTAGTGCGTATACTCGATAGCCATGTTCTGATTTTTAAGGTTTGTTACATAGCCGTAAGTCTTGCCGTCGTTATAATCCCGGCGGCTGACGAATCGGCCGCTATAGTCGGCAAGCACTGCATCAAGCACATCGGCGTGCATTAAGATATGATTCTCTTTCATTACATTCTCTTTCATTACATTCTCGCTCCTTTCTTTTTGAGATAATATGCGCAGCAATCATCCGTCGCGGGGATCTCGCGGAATCGGTCGGTGATGTAGGTATAGGCACAGCACTTTCCGTCCCAGCCGTCGCCCGCACAGTCAATTTTCCGCAGCCAATGGCAGCTTTTACAGACCTTTTTCCTGCGCCATTTTTGCCCGCTCCCCGGCGCGTCAGCTGTCTTTTCGAGTGCCTGCATCGCGCCCGCTCCTCTTTGCTCTGATTTTGGCTCTGACTCTGTCTTCAAAGGCGATTAGCTTGTCCTCACGGATAAAGCCGTAGATGATAAGTATGACGACGGCGATTTCAAAAACCGTCTGAATTGCAAACTTTAATGCCATGGTTATACCTCCGGATTTAAACTTTTAAGAAATTTTATTATGTCTTTTGAAAGAACCACATTGCTTGTCGCTGCTGCATATGTGTGCAACGCATCTCGTGCCGCAAAATCTTTGTCGGGACGCAGCACAAAGCATCCGTCAATTGACGCACCGCTTTCGTTGTCATATACGCGATACTTGTGATAAAGCCCCGGTTCTGCTTCCCTTGGTAAATCCGGTAAAGGCATCCAGAATGTCACCTGCGGCTGTTCCCAATCCGGAAATTCGTCCAAATACCAACCCTCATCGATAAAAAATGTTGCGATTTCGTAGGAATTAACTAAACTCACATGCTCTCGTGGTCTGCCGTTTGCAATTACTAATACCACCTGGCAATCTTCCGGGAGCCTGTCATCGACGCTTATCCACGGTGATGCGGTCAGCTCTTCGAGCCGTTCTATCGCGGCACGGACGAGTGCGCAACCGTGGATTCCGTAATTGTGCGCATATCCGCAGTCGAGGCAGGCTATAGGTCCGGTCTGCACTGCCAACCTACGCAGTGCCTCTATAAGGCTTTTTCCGGCTCTGACTCTTTGAATCTTTGCTTTTCGTCTTCTTCTTTTGATTATGTAGCATATGTCCCTGACAAGCCAGTCGTCCGATTCATCTGCTTTAAAAAAAGACCAATCATCAAACGCGCCTTCGACTATCAAATTGTCTTTATAATACTCTGCGGCTTCTTCTATTTTCGATTTTTCGAAGGTGTAGACAAAATACGGCTCGCCGTCATCTACATAGAAGTCGATGAAGTACACATCTATGCCCTGCTTTTTTAATTCCTCGATTACTCTTTCTTTTACCACATTAATATCATTCATAACTCTTCGTCCTTTCTTAAAGCTGCTGTGTGAGTACAATAATCAAGGCGACGGATGCTAAAAAGCTCGGTGCGCCCCAAGATCCATCGCTATCATCGGTTATCAGCGAGTATATAGCCAAGATAAGATTAAGTAGTGCATTTAATGATAAAAACACAATTAACACTATCAAAAGCGCTCTCATTGCTCCGCCTCCTCAAAAAATCGGTGTCCGCCGATGGTGCAGACATAGGTCTGCGACTCGTGCCATATGCTCTGGCACAGTTCCGGCGCGTAGAAATACAGTATCTCGGCATCCGTCGCTACATCGCCGTCGTCAAAGACATCGGAGACCGCGCTCTTGACTTTGTAGCTCGGCTCGGGTCGCTTGTCGGTGTAGCCGTATCGTTTGACGATCTCGGCGGGGCGCGCGTTTTCCTGCTCGCAGGCGTTTAGGATGCACTGCGCAACAGCCATCTGACCTATGTACGGCTCGGCTCCCGCCTCTGCCATGACTACCCGCTCAACCTCATCGCGCTCGGCGGCGGTCAGGGCGTATCTGACGCTTGCAGTTGACTGCAAAACCGTTTCCGGCTCTGCTTCCGTCGCTGCTTCCGTCGCTGCTTCCGGCTCGGTCGGCTCGACATAATAAACATCCGGCATCGCGCTCGTTATCTCCGGCAACGCCGCGAGAACCATAATCGCCACCAGCGCGACGACCGCGCCGATGATAAGCAAGTCTTTAGTCATCATTGCCAGCCCCCTTGTGCATCGGCTTGACAATAGTCAGCCTTGTGGTGTGCCGGTTTGCCAAAGTAGCAAGGTTGTCCGCCGCGCCAAGCACTTCTTCAGCGGTAAGCCCGGCTTTTTCGGCGGAATCCTCAACAGCTGATATTGCCAGTTTGCAGGCTGCCACAATTACACACATGTCCGTTGTTCCGATTCCGCCGAAAGCATTTAAAATCTCCTGCGCGAGCATTACGCTCAACAATTCGGACATCGTTGCCGCTTTGTCGATATCGCCACTTTTTAAATAGTGGATCTGGGCATTGTGAGCTTCTTTTAAGCTTTTAATCATTTTCTTTTCTTCCTTTCTTTTTCTTCTTTAAGCCGTCTTTCTTTTCTTGAGCCACAGCTCGTATTCTTCTCTGACGCCCGGGATTTCAAAATACCGTTCTACCGCGCGAAGCGTTGACCGGGCTAAATGCGTCATCTCGCTGTCAGGCACCGCCGACAGGTCGAGTTCTGCCGTTTGAGACATCGCAGGAACTCCTTTCTCGTTGTTTTATTTCTTTTTGTGTGATATACTTTCTCTTGAAAGGGGGTCTTCTGATGGGTTACTCTCATAAGGACATAAAAAACATTCAAATCCCGACGCTCGCCACGGGTACGGTGGTACCTCGCGGGACTGGCGACTTTGAGCAAGCAAGAGAGCTGAAAGAAAAGCATCTTCGCAAAGCCCAGCGCCGCCACGACTGGCTCATCGCCTCTTTTGGGGTTCTGGGAGGTGGCGTCATGGGATTTCTCACTTCCCTAATTTTTTGGCTCATATCAGGAAAGTGTTAATCACCCACTGAGCCAGGAACGCCCCGAGCACCCCTCCGAAACATCCGAGTAAGATTGAAACGACCGCTATTATGGCGTTATGTTTGCTATCGTTCTTTCTTGCTCGGATTTTCTCTTCCATATGCCTAATTTCAGATTCCGTCATGTCCTTGCCTCCTGTCCGTTGTTTTATTTCTTTTTATATGATATAATTTTGTCGTAGGCTTTAGGGAGGTGATATCATGACCAATTCTGAGATTGCTCTCGAGCTTGTAAAAATGTTTCAAAGTGACATGAAAACCGAAATTCGTCGCTCCGACGGGGATTCTTTTGACAAGCGCAAAGAGTTATACGTCAAAACGTATCTTTACTTTCTTGAGAATCTTAACAATAGCACCGAAGTTAAATAATCAGGCGTGGTAACACAAAGTTTCAAAAACTCTTACCATAGCGAGCGTTATGTCCGCTAAATCTTCAGGCCTACACTCTTTCGACTTCTGGGCGAGTAGTTGCAGCTGCTCGTTCAGAAGTTTCTCTGCGTTCTCAAACTTTTTCATATTTTCACCACCTGTCGTTTTACTGAGTTTCTTAACAAAGCCCGAAATTGTACCTAATTCGGTACATTTTAAGTTAAAAAAAGATTTTTCTGCGGCTGATTTAAAAGGCGCGAAAGCATCTCACCTTGCGCGTTTGAGAAATCGCTATATCCGTTTATTTTGTCCTTATAGGTTCGTACAGTCACGCCTAAATACTTTGCCACATCCTCATCGGATAGACGTGCTAACCTTTGGTATGCGGGGATGGCATAGTATTCCGGATGCTTTTTTGGTCTGTTTCTTTTCATTTCTCCACCTCCTTTTGTACCGCTTTCGGTACATTTAGAATAGCACTGTTTTGTACCGTTGTCAACACTTTTTGGAAGTTTTTTTCATTAAAATGTTGCTTTTGCGGTAAATGCATGATATCATATTTTTGAGGTGGTATAAATGACTCACATTTTCGGAAAGAAACTTAAAGAATTAAGAAAGGCAAAGGGACTTACACAGCAAGAGCTTGTCGATACAGTTAACTCAAAATATGGGACCGCCATTAACAGAACAACAATAAGCAAATGGGAAAATGGAACCCAAGAAGCCGGTATGAGTTTCGTCCTAATTTTTGCTGATTTCTTTGGAGTTTCTTTGGATTATATAAATGGTGATGAAAAAAAAAGCACCCCCGCTTCTGCAGGGGCAAAAACACGTGGTCTTATCGAAATGTATGAAAAGTTGAGCCCTCGCAACCAAGCTTTGCTTGAAACTCTTCTTGAATCAATGCTTGCGCAGCAAGAAAAAGATAAGTAAGATTTTCGTCTGAGAGTTTACTTAATTTTTCTGCGAAGTCTTCTTTGTTCATCTCGCGGGGCTCCTTTCTCGAACTTTTGTTCGATTTATATTGTAGACTCATTTTTTGAGGTTGTCAATAGAAACTTTAAAGAAAAATATCGGTTTCCATCGGCACCGATGTGTGAAATAAACAAAAAAGCCCGCTCCTATGGGAACAGTAACGGGTAAAAACACAAACGATTCGAGGACTAAAGCAATGCTAAAAAAAATTGTTTCTTTTTTCTGTTTGGTTATCGCAATTCTCCTACTTTTCTTTTCCTCTATATTTTTTATATTTTGCATCACTGATAGCAGCGGTGACGGCAAGAATGGCATAGGATTCTGTATATTTGTCGCGGTTGTCGGACTTATGTTTATTTGGCTTTGGAAAAGGTCGAAAGGAAAGAAATCAAGGAAACACGCAAGCGGAGAACCCAAAAGCCATATTAATGATAAAGAAACTCTCGGCCTCAGTGATAATTCTGTTGATCCTCAAAACTATTTTGAAAAAGGAGAGTTAGTTCCTCGCCCCAACCACTCGTCACCGACACCAATTGATAGAACCGAGAATATTTCTTCGTTTAGGAGTTCGACAAATACAATTAAAAGTGATAACCATTCTAACGAATCACACTCTTCAACAACAAGAATCGGAAATCACAATTGGAATGTTATGATTACTTTCGGGAAATCCTCATCTCCAATGTTGACGAGAGCTCTGTATCTTGCCAAAAATGCCTATAGTTATGAGGAACATGACATCGATGGACAAATGGTGTATCAAGCAACATTTACCGCCGAACCTCAAAGCTTTTTGCAATTCGTTCAGCTTTATGAATTAACAAGCAATTGGAAATCCGTTGCAGTCTTCATAAACGGCGAAATGATGAACACCAAGACGTTGAACGGAATAATACGCTGTTACGGCGAAAAATGCCGCACGCTGGATAACCGTTACTGTTTTGGCGGGCAACATCAATATTTTTCCAATCCGTTTGGATGTCATCGTCTAAGCCTTTACTCATATAGTAAATCTTGGTTTACCTTCAGCAAAAAAATAGGCAAGTACTATCAGATAGATAAAAAGGCTATTGCAGAAATAATAGATCAATACAGCATACAGTTCCAGTATTGCCCAAGTTTTAATTATGAAAACATAATGAAAAATTTGGACAAGTTGCCTTGTCGCTTAACCGAACAAGAAATGAACAAATTAGATCCATACAGACAATACAGATTATAAAAAAGCCCGCTCCGACAGAAACGGGCACAATGACGCAACCAACGAAAAGTAATAAAGCGGAGAGAGAGTATGACAAATGCAGTGATATATGCCCGGTATAGCCCGGGGCCGAATCAAACGGATCAATCAATCGAAGGACAAATCCACGAATGCACCAGATTTTGTGAGGACAACGACCTGCGCATCGTCGGAACATATATAGACCGCAAGCAAACCGGGCGGAATGATAACCGCGCTGATTTTCAAAAGATGCTCCGAGACAGCTCGCGGCATGGCTTTTCAACTGTCGTCGTTTGGAAAATAGACCGCTTCGGGCGGAACCGCGAAGAAATCGCAAAAAACAAGGCGGTATTGCGGATGAATGGCGTCCGGGTGCTTTCGGCAAAAGAGCACATTCCCGACGGGCCCGAGGGAATCATCCTCGAGAGCGTGCTCGAAGGTCTCGCCGAATATTATTCCGCGAACCTCTCGCAAAACATAAAACGCGGAATGCGGGAAAGCGCGCTCAAATGCCAGTTCAACGGCTCCGGTCTTTCGACCGGGTATACTGTCGATGCAGATCACAAATATCGCATCGACCCCGATGGTGCTGCCGTTGTGCGAACAATTTTTGAAATGTACGACAGCGGCAAAAAAATAGCGGACATTCAGCGATATCTGCAGCAGAGTAACATCAAAACCATGCGCGGCAAAGAATATACGCACTACGGCATTTCACGCATTCTCCGGAATCGCGTATACATCGGCGAATATCACTGGCATGATATCGTCGTGCCGGGGGGTGTTCCGCAGATCATCGACAATGATTTGTTTGACCGCGTGCAAAAGCGGCTCGAAGCAAACAAGCACGCTCCTGCCGCACGGCGCGGCGATGTTGACTTTCTGCTGACGTCAAAGCTTATATGCGGCAATTGTAAATCGACGATGATTGGAGACTGCGGCACCGGAAAGAACGGCGCAAGGTGGTATTATTACACCTGCCGCGCCAAAAAGACTAAATCAAGCAAATGTCGCAAAAAATCCGTCCCGAAAGAAGCCCTTGAACGCGAAGTCACCGCCTTGACCGCTGCTTATGTCCTGCGTGATGATGTTATAGACTACATTGCCGACAAAGTGGTCGAAATTCAAAAATCAGAGCACGACGACAAATCGATGCTTCGCTATTTCGAATCGCAGCTCAAGGACACCAACAAAGCAATCGCGAATATCATGCGCGCAATAGAAGCCGGCATAATCACCGAGACCACCCGCTCACGGCTGGAAGAGCTCGAGGATACCAAGCGCGACCTCGAGACGGAAATCATCAAAGAAAAGGTCGCCCGCCCCACAATCGAACGCGAGCAGGTAATCTTTTTTCTTGAAAAGTTTCGCGGCGGCAATGTCGACGACAAGGAATACCAGCGTAAAATCATCGACACCTTTGTTCACAAGGTCATTTTATACGACGACAAGATCACTATAACCTACAATTACAGCACCGACAGCACGAAAAACGCAGAAAACACGGTCGAATCCATCGAAAGCGCCGCATCTGCAGCAGAGTGCAAGTGTTCGGATAAGTCCTCTTCGTCTCCACCAGTAACACGAATACTGCTTTTGCGGTGTTCGTGTTATTTTTTTAGAAGAAGATCGAACATGACGGTTCTGTAA